TGTCCCGGGCGAACCCCTGGCAGGGTAATGACATCACAGCTCGTGGCCTGCTGCGCCCGCGCGGCCATGGGAAGTGCGAACACCCCGCCCTGGGGCAGCGCGATGGTCACCTGGTGCCCCATCTCCCGCAGTTCATTGACGGTATGTTCGTTAAATTGCTGCACGCCAGTTGTGCTGTTTTGGCTGGGCATTGGCCCGGTCAGGCAAATTTTCATGTGACATCCTCCTGCTTCAGCGGGTTTTCCTCCCGCTTGAGCGCATAGGTAATTTGCAGCACCAGCGGTATCATATCATTGACCATCTTCACAAGCTCAGGGTCGATGTCAACACCGCCCCCATCGCTTCCGTCGCTGCCGCCGCCCATGATGCCCGCAATGTCTTCTCCGTGAACGACAACTCGCGTTCTGTCATTTTCCAGCGTGACAGGGAATCGAAATGTTTCGTTCAGGTACAGCGCAGGGGCCTCAAGGGTTATCGTTGCGCAGGGGTCGTAGCCCGCCGCTGTCAGCCGAACATCAACATCTGGAAATTGCAAAAACGCGTTCGGGTCGTTAAATATCGCAAGACCAAGTTTCCCCTGAACCTTGACTTCATCCACCGGCCCCAGGGGATGTTTTAGTTCCGCGACGAGCGCTGCCCCATGGCGCTGTTCTGTGTGCTCATCAATGCCGATATCCAGGCTATACGGATATACTCGCATCCCGCTGCCGCTGACGGGCATGATTTCGAGATCGAAGGAAGCGCCATTCGATATATCAAATGGCCCGGAAATCGCAATCCTCGCCTGCCGGTTCTCGTAGTCGGTTGCAAGAAACGACGCAGTGACTTCGATTCCGGTTTCCGGATTCCCGGTCAGGCTGGCGTTTTCCATAACCGCTTCGCAATACGACCAGTATTCGCCGTATACGGCCAGCCAAATTTTATCCGGGTTCAGGTTCTCCAGGCAGCAATCCCCGTTGTTGCCGTAGTTGCCGAGATACGGCCAGCCGTAGAGTTGAAGCGTCTGAGGATCGTTGCCAACTTCGATAAAATCATTGCAGGCAAGCGAAATATTCAGCGTGCTTTCTGGCGCTTCCACGTCATACGGCAGCGATTCAAACGCAAATGAAAAATCGTCGCCATATTCCAGCAGGCGGTGGGTGATGTTGCCGAGGGGCAGGGTGCCGCCGCCGGTGCTTTCGACCTCGTTCCAGGCACCGTCTTTTCTGCCATAGATTTTCCCGTCCTTGGGGGCCTCGGCTATCTGTGACGAACCGCCGCCCGTGCCGCCTTCTTCCAGAGCGGCGACGCGCTGTTCCAGCGAGCCCGCCGCTTCGGGAAAATCCGTGAAGTTTTTAGGCATTCCCATTCCCTCCAATCATAGCTTCAGCGGCGTCCGCAAGGAGCTGCTCCAGGGTTTCTATACGTTCGACCAACGCGGCAAACGCCGCCTCAACACCACCGCTGGTAATAAGGTTCGTGCTATTTGCCGTGGGAACCGCGTCGGCGACAATGGTCGGTCCGAAGGGCTTCCAGGCGCTTCCTGACCAGTACCATTCGTCGCCGGTGTTTGTGGTTTCCCAAACGTCATTGAGATTCGGGTTTGGCGGAAGGTTCGCGAAGGCGGCGACGCTGCCCTTGTACTTAAACGCCGCCAGCCGATTGGCCTCTACGCTATTTGCCAACGTATCAAGGTCTTCGCGCAGCTGCTTGTTGTCCTCTGCGAGAATAAACGTCTGCGAAAGCCCCGCCATGCCGCTGATTTGGCTGATCCAGCGGGGATCGGTCGCCGTGCCGCGCTGTAGGGTCACCCGCACGGCAAACCAGTTGCCCTTGGCGACCGTCGTATTATTGACCGGATGATAGCCGCCGTCCAGTTGACTCGGCGTCACATCCTGCCAAACCGGCGAAGGGTCCTTTGCGTTGTTGGTGATCTGCACGGCCAAAATGGAGCCCGCCGGGAATTTACCGGCTACGTTCATCAGGAAATTCTTGATAATGCCATTGTTGAGCTGCACCTCGAACGGTTCGCTTTTGATAATCGCCTTCGAAATGTTTTTGGCGAACGCGATGCCGGCTTGTCCGGAGTTGCCCGCCGCGTCCGTGACGCTTAGCGTATAGGTGTGGCTGCCATTCAACAAGCATTGCCACTGGAGCTTTGTCAGCGACAGCGTGTAGAGCCCGCCGGTGATCACCGCGTTCTTGCTTTCCACCAGCGCACCGTTGCGCGTCAGTTTCGTGGTATACTTGGCGGTCATATTGGTGTCGGCGCTATTCGCCACAGAAAATATTACTGTGCGGGCGGCGTCTGTGGTGTAGGTGCTGCCGTTCTTGATCGTGCTGGACGATGCTTGCGCCACGGTGATCTTCACCGGGTCTTTCAGCGTGTAATTTGTTGAAGTCCTGTACGCGGATTCAAAGGCGAAAGCGTCGAACGCCTTCACCCGGAACCGTACCTGCGTCCAGGATGTGTTCAGTGTGCCGGACCATGTGCGGCTGTTGATGGCGAACGTGGCCGAGCTGTTGGGTATTCGCGTCCAGGTGGTACCGCCGTCTGTGCTGCGCTCCAGGATATACCCGGACAGGTTATTGTCCGGGTCAGTCGACGCGCCCCAGGTCACCGTGACGGCATCGCCTTTTTCGAACGTCGGCGAGACAACTGTGATGCTGGGCGGCGTGGTGGGCGCGGAATTGCTGACGACATCAATCAGGGCCGACGTCGCACTTTGAGAGGACTGCACGTAGGGGTCGGACGCGATCACGCGGTATCGAGCCGTCTTCGCCGAGTTCTTGGGTATGCCGCTATTGATGGTGTAGCTGGTCCCTGTAACGCCGCTGGCAATCGTGGTCCATCGCAGAATCCCCAGGAGCTTTTCTTCGTCATAGTTCCGCTGAATGGTGTACGACAACTGGTTAGCTGTATGATCTGGATCGGACGCGTGTGTCCAGTTGACCGCGAAAGGAGCGTCAGCCAACACCTGGTTATTGCCCAGGGCGGTATGGTTTTTCGGCACCGTGACGCTGCCCGGCGCTCCGGGCGGTTGATTGCCTAAAATCCAGCCGTTGACATCATCCACAGTGATGTCGGAAGGCAGGCAAAAAGCGGGGCGGCAATGCATTGGGTTGCCTATGTACTCCCATAGCGTATTGGTCTGCTCATCCGCTCCAAAGCTGCCGTCCGTCTTAACCGCCGTCGCGCGCAGACGCCAATTAAACGACAGGGTGGTAGAGTCCATCGGGTTGCGCGTCCAATATAGCCCCCCGGCTTGCCTCCTCGCGTTGCTGTTGAAATACGGGATCGGCGTGCTGTCGTCGGAGTGGGTTGTGTGCCCTAATTCCCGATGCGATAGAGCGAAAACGCGCCGTTGGAGCGTGCTTTTTACGCTGTCGGAGGTTCGGGTTTTAATCGTAACAAGCGGAATCTTCCCCAGTTCAAGAAGGGGCTTGTCATCATAGACGCCTTTTCCGGTGATGTTGGCAGGGTTGAGATTGAACCAGCGGTCCATATAACACTGGTCATAAGACTTTTGATGGCTGGTGCTCCAGGGGAACTTCGGATTCATCACGTCTTTTCGCACGAGCAGAGTGAGATTTGAATTGCCCTCGTATCCGTGCTGGGCCACGATCCAGCTGATCTGGCCCGACGACGCGAATGGTATGCTGTACACAGTTGGCTTGGTCAAGACGATTGATCCGACCGGCAAGCTACTTAAGTTTACAAAAGCCATATCGTCCTCCTAACACTCCACTCGGTTTTCGGCCAAATTTATCACGCCTTCTTCCACTTCCCAGCCGATTGTGATGGTGGGGTCCCAGAAGAATGGCGTGCTGCCCTGGCCATTGAACATTTCCATGATCTTGTCAAGTTTATCCTCTAAGGTTTTCATGTACTTCCGAAGCCAAGGGTGTGCTTCGATGTCGAGGTTGTGAACTTGGTCAACGTAATACTGCGCGTCCTCAAACGCTTTGGGCCAAATCACCTTGATGGTGTAAGCCTCCATCTGGTCATAGGTAATCAGCACGTCGGGGTTGATCACGGCCTCAACGATGGGAATACCGGACACCAGGATGTACACGAGAAAGCGGGCCAGGGTGTTGACGCTCTCGCGGTCAGGCCTGATCCACTGCGGGTGTTCATGCAAGCTCACGTAGTTGTAGCAGATTTCGCCAAGCTCGGGGTCGCGCGCCATGATGGCAAGGTTGGTGACGTTTGCGCCCTCCGGTAGACCGATGCTGGTCAGCTGTATGCCGATCATGGACTGCCCGTCGCAGGGGTTGGTCACGCCCTCGATCATCGCGTCGCAGATATAACCGTTGGCCCCGGTCATTTCGTAGGGGATCATGCTTTCCGGCATGTCGCCGGTGCCCACCTGTACGTTGGTCAGCTCCAACGTCCCCTTGCTTGCCATGAGCTTCGCGATCAGGGCCTCGCCCTGTTTGGTGGGGTACGAAGCGTCCTTGCCGATTATGGTGTAGTCGAATTCATCCATGAAGCTTGATCCTCCTGCGAAGCTAAATTAACAATACTGCGAATGTAGGTGCTCACGCCGGGGCAGACATAAATCTTGCTGAAAAACTCATGCTTGACGCGCAAAAACAACCGCATACCCACCCCGGCGGCAACGATGCGCTTCATGACGCGCGCAATCAGGTCGATGATCTGCATGTGGTACTCGTCGAGGATAATTTCATCGACGTAAATCCAGACCTTGGCAGGGAATACCTCATCCAGCTCCACTTGATCCGGGTCCACGCCCATGAGCTCGGCGGCAGCGCTAATTAGCGTGTCGATGTCGCCGCCGGACAGTTGCGCGATCATTTTCACCTTGATGAGCAGCCGCAGGTAGTCGTCGTCCAGGCCTTCCCGGGCAATGCCGAAATTCGCGCCGTAACGGTCCAAAGCGTTGCCTTGGGCATTGTCCAGGTTATCCCATAGCAGCACCTTTTCGGCGTGCTCGTGGACCAAATTGAAGCCCCAGGAGGGGATGCTGAGCAGCTTCCCTATGTTGGTGGTGGGCGCGCGCCCGTGGCGCACGTTCTGCACGTCTTCGCGGTTGTAGCCCCCAGTAAGCATTTCGAGCATGCGCAGCAGGAAGTTCCTATCCAAGGAAGATCACCTTGCTTTCGTCCGTCACGACTTTCTGACGGAGGGACACCAGGATATTGGCGTAACTGAATGTCACGCCGTCGGCACTAATCTTCATCTCAAAGTCCAGCAGACCGGGCACGGCGCGTTTGCCCTTCACCAGGGCAGCGGACAGCCACTTGTACCGTAGCGCTTGCCCAATGCCCACGCCGCCGCTGGTGTCGCTGCCGATGTAGTCCACAACAGCGGCCCTCACCAAGTCCAAGCCGTTGTTGGGGAAATTCTTGTCAGTCACAAGGTCCCAAATCTGTACCCACACCGGCACCGGCGCGGGGCGATTGAAGCGAATCTCAAATAGCTGGCGGTTGCTATTGCTGGGGACCATGATGGCGATGTCGCCGAAGGTCTGTATGCCACCGGCCTTCCGCTCCTTAATCACCGCCGCGATGTCCTGATCCAGCCCGCCGAACACCACGGCTTCAAAGCTGTGGGGCGGCAGGCCGGTGATTTCATCATAAAAATCCGTGTCGTTCTCGAACACTTCCGCGTCAATGCAGCCCTCCACATCCTGGAGGATGGCGGCGCGGATGGCGTCGGCGTTCACGCCTCCCGCTTTGTCCACGGTCTTGTAGTAACGGTCGCGGAATTGCTCATCGGTTTCCCGCAGTCGCCCGCCCGCGAACTTATTTGGGTTGGTCACTTTTTCCACGCCGGCGGGGATGACGGGGTTAACAATGGTGGTGATGGTGTTCGGCGGCAGGTTGCCGTCCTCTCCCGGCTCAATGGCCTGCGCGGCCAGGTCGATCATGCCAGTATCGCCGATGGTGCCGTCCTGCACCACGACAAACAACAGTCCTGCTTGGTTGGATGCAAGCCAGCCTTCCGGGATATAAATGCCCGGCGCGCCGGTGATCCGCAGGTATCCCTTCGCCCGCTGGTTGCTCAGCAGCCGCTGGCCGATGATACGGCCCAGGTTGAACAGGCTCGTGCCCACGGCCGTGTCCACGAAGCGGCTATTGTATACATCCTCCAGCACACCGAACAGCAGGGAGGTAAACCAGGCGAAAATACGCAGCATCAGCCCCAGGGGGGAGCGCACCGTCAGGTTGGTGCGCGCGGGGAACAGCTCGCGGGCTTTGTACTCGAAGGCGTCCAGCAGCTCCATGTAGGAGGGCCGCCGGAAGCCGCGCGGGGTCAGGCCCCAGTCGTCCCACTTATCCATTGCGCGTCACCTCCAAGCTGATTTCCTTGCCGCCGGCAAGCCTGCCGCTGAATTCAATGCCCACGCCGCGCGGCTCCCGCAGCGTGACGTCCAAGCTCTCCACCTCTATGACGTCGGTTTCCTGGTAGACGGCCTCCCGGATCACTTCCTCTATCTCACCGGGATTGATGCCCTTGACGCCCAGGAAGCGGTCATATTCCGTGCCGTGGCTCAGGTCCAGGGGGAAGCTCTCTTTATGGGTTTGGAGGGTCAGGCGCACGTTCTGCGCGGTGGTGCCGCCGCCGTCAATCATACGCATCATGCCTTCGTCGTCAAATTCCAGGTCGTGCGTTTCGGGGTCTATGTAGAGGGTGTCGTTCATGGTGTGCTCCTTGGCATGGTAAAGCCCCGCCTTTTTCAAGGCAGGGCCACTCTTATTTTTTCGCTTAGGCACTTTTCTCCAATTGGTCGATTCTCTCAAGGTCAAGCTGATATAGTTTTTTGCGCCCGCTTAATTCAACAACAATGGGTATGCCAATTTCCTGGAGCCTTTGTAAATTTCTCGAAACCGTTGGGATAGATATGCCTAAATAGCGGCTAATGCCGCCTGTTCCAATTCCTTTGTCTGAAAACAGCGTTACCTCTAGGAGCGTATCAAGCACTTCACCTGTCGTACCTTCGGTAATTGTTTCTGACCAGTTCGTATAGTGCTTGTACCGCGCTGTAGCCTCTTCTAAAGAGGCCCGTATGCCTTCAGCGGATTGCGCAACCATGGACAGATAATATAACACAAACGGCGTAAGGTCTCCTTTAGACCTTGGATTGTTGCACACATCAAAGGCTTTATAATACGCATTTTTTGCTTCTGAAATGGTTTGCGACATATTCCAGCCAATCAAGATGTGCAAGTTCTCGCTCAAAAAAAGGCTGCTTAAAAACCTTGCCATTCTTCCGTTTCCGTCGTAGAACGGGTGCGCGTAGCCAAACAGGTAATGAAATGCGGCAATGGAAACAAGCGAATGATGCTCCTGCTCAACATAGCTTAGCATTGCAGATACAAAAGCGATCAGGTCGCTTTCCGGGAGGATGCCCTTGTGAAGTTCTTTATCGGAAGTCGACATGACGGACACACTACCTTTTCTGAACACATCCCCGTCCGGCCTATCCTCACCGGCGATGTCGTCAAGCAAAACCAAGTCGTAAATCTTCCTGATGTCCTGTGGGGTTTTTACCGCAACTAAATCGTGATTGAGCATGCCGATATAGCCAATCAAAAGCCCCTTGAACTTCGCCTTTTGGTTGCTTTTTTCGGTCGCGGCGTCGAAGGCCTTGCGCAGTTCCTGCCTGCTGCTATGAATTCCCTCAATGTCATTTGTCCAAAGCGCTTCCTCAATAAGAGATCGCGTGTAGTGCCGTACCCTGGACTTTTGTGGCAGCTTTTTCCAAAGCGCGATAATCTCCTTGTCGACCCTGTGGATCGCCTCGGTGAGTGAGAGTAATTCGGGGACAAGGCAGAAAAACGCCCGCGCTCCATGAATCTTCACCGGCAGATGAACGGTATGCTCGCCGCTGAAGCGCGCATTATATAACTGTTCATATTGCCCTGGATTTTTATAATAAACCGTTGAAAGAGATTCGTACTGCAAAAAATCGCTCCTTTTTTTCTAGTTGCTCTTAGTATATCACTCTAACTAGAAGAAATCAAGCCTTTTTTCACACAAATCAACTCGGCGGATTCGTCGGGCCCACGACAGGTCCACCGGCATTGCCGAGATTAACTTGATGCACATGATTTTTCAGGCTTACGCCGCCGCCTATGACGTCATCGTCGCTTGTTATTTTATCGGTGGCGTGAATCTTGCCGGTCACATCCACATCGCCTTTGATCGTCACATCGCCTTCGATGTCAATGTCGCCCTTGATTTCGATATCGCCCTCGTGTTCCCACTTGTCGGCCTTGGACTGGATTTTGTCATCGGCGATGGCGATCCACTGCGAGCCGTCCACTTTGCCAAGGGCCAGGGCTTCATCGGGGCAACCGCCAGACGCGAGGTCGGCGATGTCCTTCTGCCCCAGCACGATGCCGCCAATGAATACGGCGTCACTGGAGCTGTGGTTGCGTTCTGTGTTGGGCTCGGATTCCTTACCGTCGTCCACAACTTTATCAATGTCGTGGTCGATGAAAACCAGCAGGCCCACGTCGCCCTTTTTGTACCAAGGGCGCACAACCCAATCAGCGCAGCGGGTGACGGCGATCGGCACGGCCTGCACCGGCGGGCAGCTCTGGTATTTCCCCTGCACCAGGCGCTTGCTGAGGGGCTGCACGTCAACGGTCATTTTATCCTTGTCGAATTCTTTCACTTCGACAATGGCAGCGACATTAACATCCAGGGCCTGCTGCTTCGTACGCGCCTGGGTTATTTTATATCTCTTGTTCGGCGTCACAGCGGCCTCGCCTCCATTTCAATGACCCATTTCCCAGTGCGGCTGCCCTTGTAGCAACCGCTCTTCACGAGGAAGCGCCCATTGCGCTTGTCAGATTTAACGGTCACCACGTCGCCGGGGCCGATGTGGTAGTTGAGCAGGGCCTCCAGCTTGACGACGTTTTCCTTGTCTTCCTTTTCGTCTTCGCTGTCCTTCGTGGTCTGCGGCGTGGTGGCCTGTGTGCCCACGGCCTCGTCGTCTACCTTCAGCAGGCCCGTGGCGGCTGACAGGACATAACCCCGATTATCGCCGTCGTTGGGGTCGTTGATAACGACCTGCCCGTTTTTTATGAGAAAGCGGCTTTTACAGTCGCTTGTAATCATCTCGGTTAATATATCTTTTAGCTTTCCTTTGCACACCTT